AAATGGTGCCGGGCGTATCAACAACATCTCGTACGCGTCCATTAATGATTTCAGCTCTTGAAATGTACATGAGAGAACGAACGCCAGTAATTAGATCTAAACGTTTGATACAAGAATTATTCGTATTTGTTTGGTTAAATGGTAAAGCTCAATCACAAAATGGTTATAATGATGACTTAGTAATGGCATTTTGTATTGGCCTTTGGCTTCGAGATACCTCACTTAAATTACGTCAACATGGAATTGATTTGAATAAACGAGCTCTTTCACATTTTACTAAAACAGATCCGGTTATTTTTACAAATACACAACGTCAACAAAACACAGGTTGGTCATGGAATAATGGTCAAACTGATGAAAATTTAACTTGGTTGTTATAAAACAGCTTGGTTCTTTAATTAGTTATATTTATATTAAAAAAATATGGCATCATTAAGAAAACGACTACAGAATTTATTTGCTACCAATGTAATTGTACGTGCATATGGTAAAGATCGTCTTAAAGTAGTAGACACAAACCGTTTACAATCTTTTGGTAATCTAAATCAAACAAAAGTTGCTGATAGATATACACGTTTACATGGTTCTAATCGCCATCGCGTAGGAGGAATGGGTGGATATGATTCTAACTATTATATGCATCAAAATCGTATGCAGTTATATACTGACTATGAAATGATGGATAAAGATCCTATTATTAGTGCAGCATTAGATATTTATGCAGATGAATCAACTCTTGCAGATCAATTTGGAGATATTTTAACTATTAAAGCTGGAAATTCAAACATACAAAAAATACTTTATAATTTATTTTATGATGTTCTAAATATCGAATTTAACCTTTGGCCATGGATTAGAAATTTAACTAAATATGGAGATTTCTTTTTAAAATTAGATATTGCAGAAGAATTAGGAGTAATTAATGCACGCCCTTTTTCTAGTTATGAAGTAGAACGTTGGGAAGAATTTGATGAAGAAACTGGTGAATATAAAATTAAATTTCGACATGCTTCAAGTCCTAATTTAATGTATGATGTTTTTGAAGTTGCACATTTTCGCATGTTATCTGATGCAAACTTTTTACCATATGGTAAATCAATGTTAGAAGGAGGACGTAAAGAATTTCAAAAATTAACAATGCTTGAAGATGCAATGCTTATTCACAGAATAATGCGAGCTCCAGAAAAACGTATTTTTAAAATTGATATTGGTAATATTCCGCCTAATGAAGTAGATACTTTCATGGAACAAGTTATCAATAAAATGAAAAAAATTCCTCACGTTGATCAACAAACTGGTAATTACAATTTAAAATTTAATCTCAACAACATGTTGGAAGATTATTATTTACCAGTACGAGGTGGTAGTTCACAAACATCAATTGATACCCTACCAGGTATGACTTTTACAGGAATTGATGACATCAATTACGTTAAAGACAAAATGATGGCTGCACTTAAAATTCCTAAACCATTTTTAGGATATGCTGAAGCTGTTGAAGGAAAAACTACATTAGCATCCATGGATATTCGTTTTGCTAGAACAATTGAACGAATACAAAAAATAGTTGTTTCAGAACTTCATAAAATTGCAATTATACATTTATATGCACAAGGTTATGATGGTGCAGACTTAGTTGGATTTGAATTAGAATTAACGGCACCATCAATTGTATATGACCAACAAAAAGTTGCATTAATGACTGAAAAAATGACATTAGCAACTGCAATGAAAGATAGTAAATTAGTTTCCGACAAATACATATATGAATTTATATTTAATATGTCAGAAGATCAATGGTTGCAAGAACGTAACAATGTTATTGAAGATTTAAAATTAAGATTCCGACAAAACCAACTTGAACAAGAAGGAAATGATCCAGCAATTACCGGTGTGTCATATGGTACTCCACACGACTTAGCTTCAATGCATATGAGTTCTAATGAAGTTGAAGAAAAAGATAAAGGAGGTCGTCCAAAAGAAGGCATCAAATTTGGACAACATAAAAATGCATTCGGATGGGATCCTACAGGTAAAAAACAAATTGATCAAGATTTTGATTCTGAAAATCAAAAATCTGCATTTTTACCGAATCCTTCTCGAGAAAGAAAATTAGATTTAGCTCAAGAGAATGTTTTAAAAACTATGCAAAAAAATACAAAATTTGATAAATCATCTAAAATAATATTAGAATCAATTACACCTAATAAAGAAACCGATATTGATACGGGGACTTTATTAGATGAGAATAATATTTTGTAACATATTTATTTTAAAAATATCATATTGGATATGAAAAAATTAAAACATTCAAAATACAAAAACACCGGCATATTGTTTGAAATGTTAGTACGTAAACTAACTTCAGAAACATTAACTTCAGATAAATCTACAACTATAGACATTATAAAAAAATATTTTGGTAAAAATACTGAATTATCTAAAGAATTACAATTGTATAATGCATTAATAAAAGAACAACATAAAACAGAAGCTCGAGCTTTAGATTTTATTCGTACGGTTAAAGATACGCATAAAAAATTGAATCGAACTGTTTTAAATAGACAAAAATATAACTTAGTTAAAGAAATTTCTGAAAACTTTGTTTTTGAAAATATGTCTAAAATTCATATAAATAACTATAAAGAATTAGCTTCAATTTACATGTTATTTGAATATGAAGAAACTGATAATCCAAAACAATTAATGCAATGTAAATCAGTTTTATTAGAACATGCAATGCCAAAGTCAAAACAAACTCAACCAAAAGATCCAATACTAGAAACATTTTCTAAACAACCAAAAGATGTTCGTTTATTAACATATAAATTACTTGTTGATAAATTTAATAGTACATATTCAGAAATATTGTCTGAATCTCAAAAACAACTATTAAACAAATATATTACGCATGTTAACGATACTGAAGCATTACGTAATTATGTTCAAAAAGTTATACCTACAATTAAAAAACAACTTTTTGAACAGTCAAAACATATTACAGATAAAGTTGTAAAAATTAAAGTAGAAAAACTTTCAGAAATGCTTTGCAATGTAGAAACAATTAAACGATTAAAAGAATCTCATATATTAAACCTAATGAGATATATGGATTTGGTTGATGAATTAAATGAGATACACAAATGAAAACATTCTTACAACAAATAGAAGAAGCATTTGAAGCTATCGATAAAACTGATGATATTGTTAATCGTATTGCTAATAATGAATTAACAGAAGAAGAATTGGATGAAATTTCTACTTCAGGAGGTGCAGGTGCATATATGACCCCAAATGCATTCTCTCCGGCAGATGATGATACCGTTGAAGTTTTAGGTTATGAACGAGTTCACGAATCTGTTCGAACCCCGGCAACATATAAACCTGGACAATCACAACGGCCTGAATCAGATCAAGAAGAATATATGGATAAATTTGCATATTCTGATGATGCTAAATGGCAACATGCAAAATATCAATATCCATCTGTTCCATTTGCAAAAAAATATAAAAAATTTGATGATAGATCTGCAGATATGCATGAAGATTTTGATGTAGAATATGATTGGTCTGGAATTAAAAAAAGAAATCAAGTTCATGAAATGATGGAATCAAAATACGAACAACTTATAGAGTCATATAAACAATTTGCTACTGGTGATCCAAAAATAACTCCAGAATCAAAAATAAAACATACTATTAAAGAAGTAGCTAAACGTTTACGCCAAGTTGAAGAACTAGTTTCAAATACAGCAAGATTAAAAACAGAATCTGGAATGGCTCGAGACGGCTATGGAAAATCTGTAAATACTGCATTAACAAAAATTTCAGAACGATTAATAAAAATTTCAGAACGAGTAAGAGCATTAGGAGAATAATATGTCAAAAGCGTTAATAGTAGAATATATGCCATTCAAACCCGTAGGTTCATTAAATGAACAATCTGGTGCTGCATATGGAATACCTGGCGGTTTTGTTGTGCAAGGAGTTTTACAAAGAGCAGGTGCAAAAAATCAAAATGGAAGAGTATATCCTAAACGTATTTTAGAACGAGAATGTAATCGATATCAAAAAGAATATATTGATCAACATAGAGCATTAGGAGAATTAGATCATCCAGAATCATCTGTTGTTAACTTGAATAACGTTTCACATAATGTTTTAAAAATATGGTGGAAAGGTGATGATTTATGCGGAGCTGTTCAAATTTTAGATACCCCGTCAGGTAATATTTTAAAATCACTTTTTAAAGCTGGTATTACATTAGGTATATCTAGTAGAGGATTAGGTTCTGTTAAAGAATTACGTAATGAAGGCGTAGTAGAAGTACAAGAAGATTTTGAATTAATTTGTTGGGACTTCGTTTCAAATCCTTCAACACATGGAGCTTTTATGCGGCCTACAAAGATGAATGAATCAACAAATAAAAATATAACAATAAATAAATACGCTAACGTAAACAGCATCATTACATCAATATTATGTGAAGATGGAAAATGTAGGATATAAAAAATGAAAAGCAAATTACAAACATTACGAGATTTATTATACGAAAAACAACAAAAAGAAACGGTATTTGGAGAACAACCGCAACCATTATCTCTTGAAGAAAAACGAGCGTTTGCAGAAGGATTAAATTCGTTTTCTGCAATGACTGAAACATTGCGTGCACGTGGCGAACGACTAAAAATGGCTGTTGAACAAATTTCTAAAATAGTCGAAACTGCAGGAAGAATGATTACTGAGTCTGATGATGATGTAGTAGAAAAAGTATCTGCTAAACGACACTTAGAATATGTAAATAAAGCCATGGCTGAAATGCAAAAATGTGCTAATGAAGTAATGATTAACGAACGTAGAATGGAAGCTGCGTGTGAAGATATTAGGGAAGGGTTAAGTAAATATTATGATGTTCGTTAATTTGGACATTATAAATTAATTTATTATAATAAAGGTAAGTATGATGAATACGCTTAAAAAATTATATCGAGAATTTTTTGGATTAGCAGAATCAAAAATGGATGCTGTTGGTAAAGAAGATTCTGATATTAATAACGATGGCAAAACGGATAAAACGGATAAATACTTAAAAAAACGCAGAACTGCAATTAACAAAACAATTGATGAAGAAATTGTTGATGAAGCCAAATTGATTAACGGAATTGACGAATATCAAGGTGGCGTAGTATATGCTATTAAAGATCCAGCGCAAGCACAAGAAGTTTCTGATGACATCAAAGCATGGGCTGAAAAAAAAGGTTTTACTATAATTAAAAGAACTATATCTAAAAATGGAAAAAATGGTTATTTTTATTTTAGATTAGGAGAAGATCCAGAAAAAGATGCACAACGAATTCAAGGCTATTTTGCACAGCGTTTAGAATTATCAGCATTTAAGTTCAAAGTAAGAGGTGAACAAACTGCAGCACCAGCTCCTATAAAACGTACAATAAGAAAAATTTAATAATTTATATATGAGTAAAAAACAGAAACAACACAAAGCAATTGTACCAGGCCACGCTACGGCCGTAAATGTAGTAGGATCAACACGAGAAGATTTTGCACAAGCAATGAAAATTTTTAAAAGAAAAGTAAAATCCTCTGGAGTTTTAGAAAAAATTAAAGATAATAAAACTTTTACTAAGCCATGTGTTAAACGTAGAAAACAATTAATTGACGCTCGTTATATTCAAAAAATAAAAGATTTACATAGAGATTAAATAAATTTTTAAGAAATTTTAAGTCTTAACTATAAAAAGTTAGGACTTTTTTACTGTTTTTTCAATCATTGTTATATTTATTGTAGAATACGCTATTCTTTCTTTATATAGCGTTAATATAACAATATTTATTCTTATTAAGATTTACAAATAATCTTATTTCCAAAAAACAAAATTTAAGGAGAACTAGTATGGCAAAATCAGATTTGCTAAAACAAGCAATCGCTGATGCTAAAGCAGTTAAAGAAACAGCATTAGCAAACGCAAAAATTGCATTACAAGAAGCTTTCGCTCCACGTTTAGAAAGTATGCTTCACTCGAAATTGATTGCAGAAATTGAAGATGAAGAAATGGACATGGATGCAGAAGCTGGAATGGAAGCAGGTGCAGAAGCTGGAATGGAAGCAGGTGCAGAAGCTGGAATGGAAGCAGGTGCAGAAGCTGGAATGGAAGATTTCCCTACTTCAGTAAACGTCGGATTAGATTTTAATGATGACGGAGATTATGACTTAACAGGTATGTTAGGTGGCGATGAAGAAATGGAAGCGGGTGCAGAAGAAATGGAAATGGGTGATGAAGAAATGGAAGCGGGTGCAGAAGAAGATGATCTAAATCTAGAAGAAATTCTTAGAGAATTAGAAGAAACAGAACCGTCTATGGATGAACCAATGACTGAACCAACTACAGAACCTGCTATGGAAGGGTATGATGAAGAACTTCCAGAAGGAATGGAAATGGATGCTGAGTATGATTATACAAATGAATCAATTGACTCAATCATTGAAGCAATCCTTCGCGAAGAAGAAATGGCAACGGAGCCTACTGAACAAGATCCGGAACTATTAGCTAAAGAAAATGAAGAATTAGAAGCTACAGTTGCCCAGCAAGACCAACAACTTAAAGAAGCATACAAAACTGTTAAGTATCTTAAGTCAGTTATTAATGAAGTTAATCTTCTTAATGCAAAACTTCTTTATACAAACAAGTTGTTCCGTAACTTTGAATTGAACGAAAGTCAAAAAATGAAAGTTATTGAAAACTTTGATAGAGCAGTTTCAACACGAGAAGCAAAATTAGTATTTGCTACATTAGCTGAAAGCTTTAATAAACCAACTCAAAAAAGAAGAATGGTTAAAGAATCAGCCGCATCTCGTCCACATAGAACCACTGCCCCATCACAACAAACAACGCAAATTTTATCTGAAGGATTTGAAATGGCAAATCGTTGGAAAAAATTGGCAGGATTAATTTAATTTAAAAAACAAAAAAACAAAGGAGAACAAACGATGAGTTTAAATTCATTATTACAAAGTCCAGACGCTTCTCAACGTGCTGCATCAGTTGCAACCGTTGCAAAGTGGGAAAGAACAGGACTTTTAGAAGGTCTTAGAAATGAGACAGAAAGAGCAGGTATGGCTCAATTGCTTGAAAACCAAGCAAGGCAATTAGTAAAAGAAGCTTCACAAACAGGTACAGCAGAAGGATCTGAAGAGTGGGCTGGTGTAGCACTTCCATTGGTACGTCGTATCTTTGCTGAATTTGCTGCAAAAGAATTTGTATCAGTACAACCAATGAACTTGCCATCAGGTCTAGTATTTTACTTAGACTTTAAATATGGTACAGCTCAGCCAGGATTTACTTCAGATCAAGCAGATCCAGTATCTACTAACGGGCATCCATTTGGTTCACCTGAATCTGATGATTCATTATTCGGTGTAACTAATACAACTGGCGATCCAACAGGAGGTCTTTATGGCGCAGGTCGTTTCGGGTATTCAATTAATGATGCAACTGCGACTGGCGTTGCTGCAACAACTGCTTCAGCTGCATCTGCAGGTTCAGGTTCAGTTAATTTTGATTCTGCATATACAAATGCATTAACAGGATATTCAGTTGTTTATGTATCAACTGGTTCATTAACAAGCGCAGATTTAACTGCAGTTAGATCATTTACATTAGCATCTGGTTCAAATTTAACCACTGCAATGAATGTTCCTGCATTTACTAAATTTAATGCGTCAACTGGTAAAATTGAATTTGTAGTTTCAGCGTCTGCAAACTTAAATGGTACTGCTAATTATACAGTAACATATAGCAAACAACCAACTGATATTACAAGAGGTGATTTTGAAGATACTAATCCATTTAAAGGATCAGGTGCTAATACAGGTATCGATGATGGTACAGATATTGACATCCCAGAATTGAACCTAGAGCTTCAATCAGAGCCAATCGTTGCTAAAACACGTAAGTTGAAAGCAGTTTGGACACCTGAGTTTGCTCAAGATTTGAACGCTTATCACTCAATTGATGCTGAAGCTGAATTGACTTCAATGCTTTCTGAGTATGTATCAATGGAAATCGATCTTGAAATCCTTGATATGTTGATTGCAGCAGCTCCAACAACTGAGTATTGGTCAGCTATTAACAATGAAATTTGGACAGGTACTAATTTCTTAGCACAAACTGCTACGAATGGTGGATTCTATAACACTCAAGGCGGATGGTTCCAGACTCTTGGTACTAAACTTCAAAAAGTAAGTAACAAGATTCACCAAAAAACATTACGTGGTGGTGCTAATTTCTTAGTTACATCTCCTGCAGTAGCAACTATTCTTGAGTCTATCCCGGGATTTGCTGCAGACACAGATGGTACTAAATTAGAATTTGCTGCCGGTGTTCAAAAAATTGGTGCAATCAATAATCGTTATACGGTATACAAAAACCCATACATGAAAGAAAACATCATCCTTATGGGCTTCAGAGGAAGTCAATTCCTTGAAACAGGTGCTGTATTTAGTCCGTATATTCCACTTATCATGACTCCATTGGTATACGATCCAGTTAATTTCACTCCACGTAAAGGTGTTATGACACGTTACGCTAAGAAAGTGGTTCGTCCAGAGTTCTACGGTAAAGTATATGTACGTGGATTAGAAACTCTTTAATAGTTAATTGAATTAATTTTTAATTGATTTAAAGACTTAACTAATTAAGGAAAAGGGGTGGCTCCGGTCATCCCTTTTTTACTATTCAAATATTTATTATAAAGATATGGCAGTAGAAAGAAACAAATATTCCATGGAAGCGATTATTCGTTATGATGGTCGATTAATTGACGTATTAGACAGAATTCGTGCAGTACGTTTAGTTTTAATGGTTCATATTGAACAAGATTTAGGACCAGATAAAGAACGTGTTACAATAAAAATCATGACTCCATATTCTCCTAGAGAATCATTTCACGCAGTTAGAAAAATGTGTTTAGGTAAAATTGAAACACTTAAAGACATGACTCTACAAGAATCGACACTTACAAAATTACATTAAAAAAAAGGACAAGTTATGGCTACTCAAAATAAGGAAAAAACTCCACCTAAGAATGATATTAAATATTCAATTTCACTTTCAGAAGAACAAAAAGAAGCAAAGGCAAAAATAATAGAAACGCCATTTAACTTTGTTTTAGGAAAAGCCGGTTCTGGTAAAACATTGTTAGCAGTTCAAATTGCATTGGATATGTTTTTTAAACGAAGAATCAATAAAATTATTATAACACGTCCTACGGTATCAAATGAAGACAATGGATTTTTGCCCGGTTCATTGGCAGAAAAAATGGATCCGTGGCTAGTTCCATTACGTAGCAATATGCGTAAAGTTTATAATAAACCGGAAATATTAGACAAAATGGAAAAAGAAGAAAACATTGAATTAGTTTCTTTAGCACATTTTCGAGGCAGAACTTTTGATAATGCAATTTGTATTGTAGATGAGTTTCAAAACTTAACTAAACAACAATTACAAATGGTTTTATCTAGATTAGGTAAAGATAGCATCATGATATTAACTGGAGATAGATATCAAATAGATTTAAAATTTGCAAATGATTCAGCAGTTCACGAAGTTCCAAAACTAACTAAGTCTCAGTTTGTTAATGAAATTATTTTAACAGATAATCATCGTCATGCAGCATTAGATGAAATTTTGCGACTCTTAAATGAAAGATATTGATATTTATATAAAAAGGAATTTCCATGGATTATAGTGTAGATAAACCAATATGGCCTGGTAGCTCATCATTTACTACTGGTTCAACACCATTTGGATATTTCGACACCGATCCAATGTTCCAAGACCATGCAGATAAATTTGCAGTAGCAGCAGCACGAGTTGTAGGATATCCTATAATGGATGTTGAACTTCAAGATGTAAATTTTTATACAGCTTTTGAACAATCAGTAATTGAATATTCAAATCAAGTTAATCAAGTTAATATTGTTAATTCATTGGTTAGTACCATGGGATTACCAACAGGTTCTGATTTTTTAGGATCTCAAGGTTTAACGGGTCGACCAATTGGCAATTCATTATCTTATATTGTTAAATTAAGTAAAGCATATGGAACTGAAGCCGAATCTGGAGGAAATGTAAGATGGTATTCTGCTTCATTTGATGTAGTTAATGGCAAACAAACGTATAGTATTAGAGAAGCAGTATCTGCATCATTAGGAATAACTTTAAGTAATACAAGTTCAATTGAAATACGACGCGTGTTACATAATCCACCACCGGCAATTATTCGTTACTTTGATCCATATGTTGGTACTGGTTTAGGTTCTCAAGGCTTATTGGATGCATTTGATTTTGGTGGATTTTCTCCATCGGTAAATTTCATGATGATGCCAATTCACGCAGATTTACTTCGATTACAAGCAATTGAATTTAACGATCAAATACGTAAGTCACATTTTTCTTTTGATATACATGGCGA